ATGCCCACCACACGCGAAACCGTCCTCGCCGCGCTGCACGCGCGGCTTCAGCCGCTTGCCGCCCTGACCCTGCGTGAGGAGGTCCTGCCCGAGCGGATCCCGGCGGCCGGGCTGATCATCCTGCGTGACGGCCAGCCGGGAGAGCCGGAGGTGACGCTGTCGCCCCTGCGCTACCACTACCACCACCGGGCCGAGCTGGAGGTCGTCGTCCAGGCGGGCAGCGGCCGGGCCAGTGTCTTCGACGATCTGATCGCCGCCATCGGCACGGCGCTGGAAGCCGACCGGACGCTCGGTGGGCTCTGTGACTGGGTCGAACCTGAGGCCCCGGCCTCGGTCGACCTGCCCGTCGAGGGTGCCGCAGCACTGAAGGCGGCGGTGATCACCGTCGTCCTGCACTACACCACCACCGGCCCTCTGGCCTGACATCCCCCACATAGGAGACCCCCATGGCACGCGCACACGGCGCGCGGGCGCAGATGGCGCTTGCGTATGAGACGGTTTACGGCACCCCGCCGGTGAGTGGGTTCCGATTGATGCCCTTTGCGCGGACGACGCTCGGCTCAGAACAACCGCTGCTGGAATCCGAACTGCTGGGCTATGGTCGCGATCCGCTGGCCCCGATCAAGGACGCGGTCACAGCCGACGGCGAGGTGGTGGTCCCCATTGATGTGGAGGCCTTCGGGTTCTGGCTGAAGGCGGCGTTCGGCCAGCCGGTCACCAGCGGCACCACGCCGAAGACCCACACCTTCCAATCGGGCAACTGGACCCTGCCCAGCTTGGCGATTGAAACCGCCATGCCGGAGGTGCCGCGCTTCGCCATGTATTCCGGCTGCGTGCTGGATCAGCTGACCTGGCAGATGCAGCGTTCGGGATTACTGACGGCGACGGCCCGGCTGGTCGCCCAAGGCGAAACCATCGCCGCCGCCACTGCAGCTGGCACGCCAACGGCGCTGGGCCTGCAGCGCTTTGGCCATTTCAACGGAACGGTTAAGCGCAACGGCTCGGCCTTGGGCAACGTCGTCTCGGCCGAGATCACTTATGCCAACAATCTCGACCGGATCGAAACCATCCGCGGCGATGGGCGCATCGATGGTGCCGATCCTGCCATGGCCGCCCTGTCGGGCCGGATCGAGGTGCGTTTCTCCGACACCACGCTGATCACGCAAGCCATCGACGGCACGCCCTGCGAGCTGGAATTCAACTACAGCCTTGGGGCCAACGCCAGCTTCACCTTCACGGCCCACGCCGTTTATCTGCCCCGTCCGCGCATCGAGATCGCCGGGCCCCAGGGCGTGCAGGCCACCTTCGACTGGATGGCCGCCAAGGCCACCAGCCCGGCGCGCATGTGCACCGCCGTTCTCGTCAACACCCTTTCAGGATATTGATCATGATCCGACTGAACCTGACTGTCACGCCCGAATGGCTCGACCTCGCCCCCGGCTTGCGTCTGCTCGTCGGACCCTTGACCACCGCGCTGATGGTTGCCGCACGCGCCGATCCGGCAATCGAAGCCTTGCCCGATGGAGCGTCGCAGGAGGCGCTGGCCCTCGCGATGGCCAAGGCCGTCGCCCGCCGTGCTGTGCTGGATTGGGAGGGAGTTGGTGATGCCATGGGCACAATTGTGCCCGTCACTCCGGAGGGCATCGACGCCCTCCTAGAAATCTGGCCCGTCTTCGAGGCGTTCCAGACGATGTATGTCGCCAAGGGCCTTATCCTGGACGCGGAAAAAAACGTCTCCGCGCCCTCGCCGACTGGTCCTTCGGCGGGGGCGACCGATACTGCGCGGCCTGCCAAGTTGCCTGCCCCGACTGCCCTGCAAGACTGAACCGACCCCAAACGCCGGAAGGCTGGCAGGTTTGGGATCTGGTCGGCCGCCTTGGCGGCCAGCTCCGGGTGATCCCAGGTGCCGTGCTGGGCTGGGACATGGGCGCAGCCCTCGCCCTCGCACAGGCGCTGGGCATCGACACCATGATCGCCGCCGAACTGCTGCCCGAGATCGAGGCGGTGATGGTGCGCAAACTGAACGAACAGATGGAAGGAGGCCGCGATGGCTGAAAAGCGTGTGTCCGTCCGCCTCGTGGCGGAGGGCGGTCGCCAGGTGCGTGCGGAACTGGAAGGAATCGGCGATGCCGGGGCGCGCGGCTTTGGCCGCCTGTCCACCGAGATGGAACTGGCCAACACCCGGCTTGCCAGCTTTTCGCGCAAGGCCGGGATCGCGCTGGCGGCGGTGACCGTTGCAGCGGCCGCTGCTGGTGTGGCGATGGTCCGGTCCGGATTGGAAACCATCGGCACGCAAGCCGATATGGCGGCTTCACTAAAAACCACTGTGGAAAGCCTGCAGGTGCTGACTTGGGCCGGGGAGTTGGCAGGCGTCTCGATGGGCGAGATCGAACAGGCCACGAAGAAGCTGACCACCCGGTTGTCGGAAGCGGCATCTGGTTCCGGAGCGGCGGTCGGGGCCCTGCAGCGGCTGAACCTGACGGCCGCCGAGCTTCAGGCGCTGCCGCTCGACCAGCGCATCGTCGCCATTCAGGAAGCCTTGAACCGGTTTGTGCCGGAGGCAGAGCGCGCGGCTGTCGCGTCCGACCTCTTCGGCGACAAAGCGGCACTGGCCTTTCTGCGGATTGACCCGGCCACCTTGCGCGAGGCGGCGCAGGACGTGCGAGATTTCGGTGTGGCGGTCAGCGCGGCCGACGCCGCAAAGATCGAGCGCACCGGCGACGCCATCGCCAAACTCAGCCTGATCTGGCTGGGGCTGACCAACCGGCTGACGGCGGCCGTGGCTCCAGCGCTGGAAACGGTGGCCAACACGCTGGCCGACATGGCGCGCAGCACCGGGCCGATTGGCATCTCGATCGATGCGCTGTTCGACAACATCGGCCGCTTGACCACCTACGCCGCGACCTTTGCCACGTTGATGGCCGGGCGCTGGGTGGCGGGGCTGGCCGCTGCAGCCTTGTCCGTGCGCGGCCTTGCCACTGGCCTCGTCATCCTGCGCGGCGCGCTGATCCGTACAGGGATTGGCGCGCTGATCGTCGGCGCAGGCGAGTTGGTGTTCCAGTTCACGCGGCTGGTCGCAGGCGCGGGCGGATTTGGCGCGGCGATTGGCCTGCTGAAGGATCTGGCGCTCGAGGTCTGGGACCGCATCGGCCTTGGCGCGGCCTCGGCCTGGTCGAAAATCGAGGCGAGCTGGGCCGGGCTGCAGGCCACGATCTATGGCGCGATGCAGTCGTCCCTCGAGGCTGTGACTAGCTTTGGCAATTCGGCGGCGGGCATCTTCAAAGGTGCCTATGAAGCCGTGAAAGCGATCTGGGGCCAATTGCCGGGCGCGATTGGGGATTTCGCGTTCCAGGCCGCCAATGGGTTGATCGGCGGTGTTGAGGCGATGCTGAACGGCGTCGTCACTCGCATCAATAACTTCATAAATGGGTTGAATGCCGCGCTGGACCTCTTGCCCGATTGGGCGGTGGGAGAAGGCGGGGTGCGGATCGGCACGCTGGACCCCGTGGCGCTGGGCCGGATCGACAATCCCTTCGCGGGTTCTGCGGCAGCCGCCGGGACTGCTGCCGCTGAAGCCTTCTCGGCCGCCATGGCGCAGACCTATGTCACCACGCCCGATCTTGGGCTGACCGGCATGGCCGAGGAGGCAACCGCCCGGGCCGAAGCCTATCGCGAGGCTTCCGGCATGCTGGCCGATGCCGCCGCGCGTCCGATGCAAAGCTGGCAGGCGCTGAAGGATGCTGTCGTCGGTGCCGGAACCGAAGGCGAAACCGCGCTCGATGGGGCCGCAGAGACCGCCGACCGGCTGGACGAGTCGATGACGGAAGCCGGTCGGGCCGCCGGTGGCGCAGGAGCAGCTGCTGCGGCCGGGGCAGAAGTGGCCAAGACCGGATGGGAGGCGGCAGTGGCTACCCTCGCCGACTATGCCGGGAAAGCCCGCGACATTGGCGGCGATATTGGCAATGCGCTGGTCAGCGCCTTCACATCGGCTGAAAACGCCGTGGGTGAGTTCGTGAAAACCGGCAAGCTGGATTTCCGCGATCTGGTCACATCGATGATTGCCGATCTGGCGAAGCTGGCGGCGCGGCGCTTCATCCTCGGCCCCATCGCCAACGCGTTGTCGGGCGCGCTTGGCGGTGCGGATGGCGTATCGGGGGGAAACGCCCCACTGGGGCCTTTCCTGTCCCCTCTACTCGCCAATATCCTGCACGCAGGCGGCATGGTCGGCGCGCCGGCCCCGGGCCGCATGGTTCCGGCGCTGGCTTTTGCCAATGCTACGCGCATGCATGCGGGGGGCTGGGCCGGAATCAAGCCAGACGAGGTTCCGGCGATCCTTCAGAAGGGCGAGCGTGTCCTCTCGCGCCGCGAATCGACAGCCTACGGCAAATCCAGCGCCCCCGTCGTCAATGTCACAATCATGGCGCGCGACGCCGAAAGCTTCCGGCAATCGCGCACACAGGTTGCAAGTGACATCGCACGCGCGGTGTCGCTGGGGCGAAGGGGCATGTAA